AAAAAAAAACCATCGCTCCCATTACAACATCCATTGGCATCTCTTTCATGAGATTCTGAATGTCCTCATTTGGAGAGTAAGGAGCAATGGTATACTTATCCTTAGATTTGAAATTAACTGGTCTGAAAAGCACCGCCATAGCTTTATGCATCTGTTGCCAATCAGAAATAGTATTTTCTAAGTCTATGTATTCTCCAAGTGAGATATCGTCAAGCTTCGGTATAAACCCCATCTCTACTTCAAGTAATTTGAAGTGCCTAATTAACTTAGGGTTTTCCTCAAATGCCTTGCCGAGAATAGAGATTACTTTCTCCGCTTCTACCATCGGAATCTGGTGTACATCACGCAATGTAATGTTACAGAATATTTCAATGAGCTTCTTATTTAGAAATTCATCTGCTCCCTTATTTTCATCTGATACCTTAATGTACTTTTGATATTGCCCTAGAGTAATATCGTTTAAGGTGGTAGGAACTTCTAACTCTATCTGTTTCCTCATATATATAGTAACTAAAATTTAACAAAATGTACCTTACGTTTATTCCAACTGTCTAAATGGCATATTAATATATATAGTTATATATCTATAGTGTTACATTATATAACGTAACTCTGTATACACAAATAGTTACAATGTAAAATACAGTGTTACTATATACCTTGCCATATAACATGATAAAAAAATAACTATATATATATTAGTGCCAATTAGTCATGTGGAGAATCTTGATTGTATTTGTCATGGAGAAAGCAATATAACTCCCAATATTTCATTTGTGCATCATTAAGTGAGTATCTTACATTGCTTTTAGTTATATCACCAAATAAATTTACCTCGACTTGGTAATCTTCTTGGTTATATCTTTTCGGCACTAAAGACACCTTTATATTGTTCTCTAAGCACCATGAACAACACTTCCATTGGTCGCTCCTGTAGATTCCGATAAACATCTCTTTGCGCTTTCTTGCCATAGTCGTTGCAATATAATACAAGTATCTGACTAATCCAAGTGGCAGTTGGAGATTGTTGTTTGTGTAGAGTGTAGGCTAATATACTCTAGTAAGTTAAACCTAGGCAGAGTACCCTGAAATAAGCCCTGAGACGCTTTAAAATCATCTCGATTGTATCTTACCCTTATTGAAGTGTAGAAGTGCGCTTAAATGTGCCTTAAAATGCGTGTGAGAGGATAGGAAGCTACCTTTTCAACCTCTTTTTAATTATTCTCTATTGATTTACAACCATTTAACAAAATATAGGGTACAAAAAAACCCTCAATTAAGAGGGTTAATATTTAATTAACTAGGTTTTATTTTTATTTATTGTTAAATAATTCTCTCCCCCTATCAATAATATTTGTTGCTTTTTTTCTGTCAATGCCGTAATGTTCAGCAAATTTATCAACCGTTAAAAAGTTATTCCAATAATCTAAATACATTAAAATAATTCTATCATGTACTTTTTTAAATTGTGCGTTAAATTGTTTTTGATTTGCCATGAGTTTACTTATTTAAGTTAGTTAATTTTATTTCCTTTGTTTTTATTTTGTTTCTTATTTCATCTGTGGAAATGTTGCCGATAAAATCAGATAAAAAGGATTTAAGATATTTAACAGTAGTTCTTGAATAATCCCAGTAGTATGAATCAAGATAGATTTTTTGATTGTCTATTTTACAAATAATACTTTTATAAGACTGAAAAAATATTTTTGTTCCGCCTTTTGTATTAATTCTAATTTCAAATTGATTTTTTACGGGTTCGTTTGTTCGTGTACTCAATAAAGGATAAACTTTGATTTTCATTTTAATAGTTTTTAAGCGTTAATAATAATTTGAGTAAATACCCATATAAAAAAAGGTATAAATAAATAGAGAGCGTTTTTGCTCACTTTGTCGATTAGGTTAATTACTTTGTCATTTTTCATAATAGTAAATTTCAGTTAATATTTATTTTGTTTTGTCATGTTTGACACATCAAAGTAAATACAGAAATCCGAGAAAATCAACGCCTTTTATAATTTTAACAAAACTTTAACATTTGCCAAAAAGAAAGGGATTGAACCAATTTTTTTTGGAACAACCCCTATTGAATTGTTTTTTGCAAACCTATTGAATTCACATTTGAGGGTATTGAATTTACACCTATTGAATTTATTTATTCTTGTACAATATGTCTATTATTTTATAAATTGAATCTATTAATACTTTCACATCTGAAATGTTAGTAATATGAATATTGTCATCAATTTCAGCTAAATATACATACCAATCATTTTCTTCACCAGTGCGAGGAAATACATCTTCATCATGATAAGCGATTAAATCTAATGCACCATAATCACCACCAAAAATGTACTCGTAATAATACCAATCAACAGGCGAAACGAATTCATCTGCTTTTTTATCTACTCTTGTAAAACCTAAGTCTATTAATTCTTTTAATGTCATTTTTATAATATTAAATTAAACTAAATAACTAAGGGGATTATCCCCTCTTGAAAAGTAAGTTCCATCCTCTAGAAACAAGAAGTCCCCAGATAGAAACTTATTTTGTAGATAATCTTCACTAAGATATACATTTGCTTCCTCCCTACAGGCACTCAGCCAAGCCCCAAAGCATTCTTTAAGGATTGTGTTAGGGTTAAGCTCCTTGTCCTCATAAACGCACTCTCTGAGGCATCTAAATAGGTGGACATCTGCAAAGTATCCAGTGAACAATCCATCGGTCTTAGATAGGTTTTCTATTATCTCATACCAATCTATATTTTTATACTTCCAAACAGTTCTGAACTTACAGTAACTTTCTTTTGTTTCATCGTAGAAATTGATATTGAAGTCAGTTACTTTGCTCCCTATAATTTCGGCAAATTCAAATAGACTGTTGATAGACTCATCAGCATAATAATAACCTGCTTTCATTATGGCATTACGCTCATTGTAGAGAGCCTCAATCTGAGACCCCCTACTGAGCTCGTTAAATCTACACAACTTATCTATGCCTCTCATTAATCTATTTTAATCTTATCCATTATAGCTTCCTTGATTTCATTTCTATTGTCATAAAACCATTCATGCCATTCTCCCTTTACTGCGGAGGTATTGAGATATTCATCTATAATAAATGACAGGTTGTTCTCTATCGAATCTAAGGTATCTCCTACTATCTCTTCAAAGATATCTCCTTCTGGGTCGTTTGTTGGGTCTACACTCATGATTTCCAGATTTCTTTCATTTCCTCTACAGGGTTCTTTTCTTCTTCGAGTAGGTTTGAATGATTCTCGAAGTCCTCAGTATTGATTTGTATCGTGGCTCCATTGGGACAGGCAGGAGCCTCTTGAGACATACCAACACAATCTATATAGCTATTCCCATCTTTATCATTCTTGGGAGTGGGTATTGAAATCCTATCTGAAATCAGATTCAGAAAGTAACACCATTGTTCTGGTGTGGTCGTATTGTAGAAGTCTACTACTTGTTCAAATTTCTTAGTCATGATTATTTGTTTTTAAAGTTAGTGTATTTCTTTCCACCTATCTTAATCCAATTCAATCTATCAAAGCTGATAAATCTGTAGCCATTCTTATTCATATCGAATACTGGAATAAGTTTAGCTGAGATAGGATTAAAGGATAAACCTTTACCTATAGTGTGTTTTACAACACCAGTCCTACAGTTCATTGTACGTTCAGTACCATCCTTCTTGATGAAGTTAGCAGAGAACACTCTACCGTTTGATACTTTGTCTAAAATTTGTTGTAATGTAATAGTCATAATAATATAGTTTTAATGTTAATCCGAGTGCAAGATAGTAATTATTTTCCAACTGCCAAATATTATAACAAAAAAAAGAACCACCCTTTTACAGGTGGCTCTCTAAACAAACATAATCAACTAAAAAAACAAATGAAAAACTAAGTATTAAATTTTATTATCAACTAAATATATTCAAATCTATATATTATTTTTGACTCTACCAAATTTATTTTACAATATACATTCCTTTCGGCACTGAACGAGTCAACATATATTGAACTGCGTACCTGAGACTATCAATCAAGTGGTCGTAGCCATTTTCTAATGGTTTTATGCCATTTACAGCCCAAGCATAGTTATTGAACTCTTTGATTAGGTTCTCCCCTTCTATATTTATAGTATAGTCTTGCATGAGTGCAATACCAGACAAGATACTACCTTTCTTTTTTATTGTAGGGCTTAGATTTAATCCTCTGGTGGACAATTCAGCAATAAGCCTAGGCTCAGAGTTGTCGCAGATAATTAGTTCTTTTCCTGCGTGTCTTACACATTCATCATACAGGTTAGAGGTAACCAATCCTTTTTTATATAGATATTCTTTTGCCCAGATTATTTTTCTATCTTTGTCAATAGCAACCTTTACAAGAGCTGAAGCATCTCTGGAGAATCCCCAATCCAATCCCCATGCCTTTAAATCTACACCCTCATTGAATTGTCCAATCTGCCAGTCAGTGAAGATTACACCCTCTGCTTTCTGTAGCCAACCTCCCATTATCTGATGCTTGAATTTATCAGGTCTGCGCACCCTCATCTCCTCCAATTGATTTACGAACGACCCACTTAAATTCTCAATGTTATCTTGGTAGGTGGTATGGATATAGTTTACGTTATTCCTTTCTCCATTAAATCCATCTGGTATATCTCTATTCTGGTAGAACCTCTGATATATCCAGTGTTCTTTTGTGGTGGGATTTAGAATTAACAAACAACGATTCCTTACACCTTTAGCACGAATAGAGTAATCTATTTTATCAAAGCTTTCTTCATCGGTAAGCTCCTCCGCTTCATCTAACACAAAAGTATTGACCCCACTGATAGATTTAAGTTTGGCAGTCTGGTCTCCACTTGCGGTTCTAATTCCTGAGAAATATATAGAACTGCCTGTTAGATTGTTTATAATCTCATATTTGGTAACAGTGAAGTGTTCGATGACTCCCATCAATTCTAACTTCTCAATGAATTCAGGGATAATACTCATACTCGCTGAACTCATAGTATAACGAGTAAACAATATTTTATTGTTCTTTTCGTAAGTGAGCAACACCAAGAAAACTGTTACTGCGAAAGATTTACCCGAACCCCTACCTCCAGTAATAACACTGTATCTGCTATCCGAATCGAACAGAGATTGGTATTTAGGATTTAGATTTACTTTATCCAAGATTTCTTTTTATATATCCATTCATTACTTTCTTTTATTTATATTATATAACGATTTATACTTACTTTTATTTTTTACGTTCTTTTGTTTCTGTTTATGATAAATCTGCTCGAATTCACCACATGGAATAAACTTTATTTTATCTTTATTCATCCTTCTTATCGCGTTTACCCCAAACGTTCGATGCAGGTTTCACATAGTATCCCAATATTGGATTCACTAAGTAATTCCAAAAGTCTTGCGGGAAATCCTTTGGGTCTCTAATCTGTTTTGCTCTCGCCATCTTCTTCTGGTGTTATATCTATTGTTTTGGGTTGACTAAAGTCTATCACTGGTATATTAACCTTAGTATCTATGTTTATGTTCTGTTGTTCTTTCGGTCTCCCATACCTATATTCAAGTAGCCACTTCATGTGTTGAACTGAGCCATCCTTTGCTAGTTTGGCAACCTCTATCCAAGCCTTCTCCTCGCTACCAAAAGCTTTCTTCATGGCATTGAGGGTCATACCTGCTATGTCCTTATCGGCAGTCTTACGAGGTCTACCCTGACCTCTGGAGACACCTTTGACAGCACCGTTATTACGTCTGCCATCAACCTTTCTTTTCATTGGTCTTTTTTCTTCTGCCATTTCTTATATTTGAAATTCCTCTTTATAAGCCCATCCTACACCTTTATTTTTCATTTGAGATAGAAGGAATTTATATTTATGACGCAACTCCTTTTCTTTCTTTACAAACTCCCTAGCCTCTAACAAGCTTTTTCTATGCTTTCCTTTATAAGTAAAATTATTAGATAGAGAATATTCATCCTCTAAAACACTAACCTTACTTAATATTTTTCTGAACTCTAAATACTGGGCTTTAAGTTTAGGTTCAAATCGCATAACAACATCATCAAAGGTTTTTTCGCCATGCATAGCTGTAGCATGATTTCTGCCTATTTCACTCCCAATGGAGATATAACTTTCAAAAGTATATTCCCTTGATAATTTAAAATACATATTTCTGGCGTATACAAAATCTCTTTTTCTGTCTTTTGTGGATAAATCCAATTTAAATTCACTTTCTACTAATTCTCTAATCAGTGATAATTCCATTTATTTCTCTTTTAAATTCAACGTAAGCATCTACAACACCTTGACAGCATTCATAATTCTCAGTCTCCTTATAGAAGTCTAAGAGGTATCTTATATCCGCTTCATGAAGAACTCCCAATCTAAGAGAGTGGAGGATATCGTCAAAACATTCTTTCTTATCTAAATACATTTTATTTGTCTAAAAACATAATCACCAATAAAACCGCAATTGCTGTTATGTAAAAAATTGTTATAGTTTCATACATCGTACTTTCTATAATATACTGTTAATTCTTCTTCTCTAATAATAGGTCTAACAGAGTACAGAAAGCTCTGTGCTTCATTGTCATGTATAAAGCAGTTAGGGTTATCACTATGGTTTAAAAAACCTCCTAATGGTGTCCTGTATTGACCTACCAGTCCAAGGTGTGTTATCCCTAGGTTATGCCCTGCTATTATGTCTTGTTTAGCAAATACACCTTGCCCATGTATTTCACTATCTTTTATTTCCAAACAATCTGGCAAAGGTCTATACATTATATATCCCCCTCTAATTCATAGTCGTAAACTTCCTTATTCTTTTCTATGAAGTATTCCTTGTAAATATCTACAGCTTGTTCCACATCATATCTCCCTGCGTTGAAAGACCTCTCACTAACCCCATAGAATCCTATAGTGCCAGTAGATTTATCTATAGCTATAAAAGTAAAATCATCTCTATCTATATCGAATAACTTACAATAAATAAAGGCTTGACACCTATAAAGATATTCCCTTGCAGAGTATTCAAATTTAGCTATGTTTCCTGTGGTTTTTAAATCTACAATATATCCATCTCCAAGGATATCTGCCTTGCCTCTGAATGGCATCCCGAATAGATTGCCAATAGCAGGAACTTCCTTTCTAGTGTGTTGCATCATATCAACAGCTCTAGGATTGTTATAGAATGATTCTGCGAGTCTTTCTACATCATGCTTCTCCTTCCGAGTGAATGGTCTCGGATGCTCACTTAGAGCCTCTCTAAATATGTTTGTGTTCCTATTCTTTACATCTACAAATACCTGCTTCTCATACACATGAGGCTCAAGTATAGCAGTATGGAATAGCCATCCAAATTCAAAAGCAGGATTAGTTTTAGACCCTGAGAGTAATGAATCCTCATAGGCTCTAGGAGAATCTAAAAGTTTTTTAATGGCACTGCTCGAAAGAGCATTTCTTCCAAGATAATGATAATAGAATTCATCATCCATCATCTTATCAAGGATTTTTTTCTTATTCCAGACTCTATTGTCTAAGGTGGTTATACTTTCTTGCATATTTATATTTTGATTGTTCATATTCTTGCTCCATCCAATGAAGTTCTGCTCTTTGTGATTCATAGAACCATTCTTGTTCCATGAGTTCTTTTGTCTTTCCCATTATCTAACGTAACTTAACAATTTCCTTATTATTCTTTCTATCCGACTCCCTATAAAATTAAGTGGGGATTCTATCAGATAGTACACTATATACACGATAACTTCAAGTATATAGAAGAACGCTAAAAGTAGGAAGATGATAAATAACTTGGGTAAGTTGAGTATTACTTTCATGTCGTATAGTTTTAAGCAAATCTATACAAAAATTTAAACAACCACAAAAACTTTAACATTTTATTGCTTCGGGTCAAAGTTTCCCTTCCATTGTGTTTGGCATACAGCAAAACGCTGTTCTCTATCTGGAAACTCTTGAATCATCTTAGCATTATTCATACATCTTCTGTTAAAATCTACTTTTTCTTCGTACTTCTTAGGTTTCATGTTTAAAGGCATAATTATTCTTTTTTATCGTTATTACTCGGTTCTAATTTATCTAATCTTCGGGATAGAGCTACGCAGAATATCTGGAGCTCTTTTATTTCCCTTCTCATATTTATAAGCGTAGTCTCTTTCACTGCTCTAAGTTTTTCTTTAATCGTTCTATATAACAAGCTCCATCTAATAATTCCTCCTGTAGATGCTGTAACCATTGTGTCGTAGTAAGCTCATTATCATACAAGGTGGTGTTGTATTTTGCTACACCAATCTTACTTCTAACAGTGAGCATCGTCTTTACGCTTTCCACTATAGGGTCGCTAACGTCTTTGAGTCTTTTTGTTTTTGTCGGTTTACCGTTTGTGTCATTTCTATTCCAATAGCTTGATATACTATCTCCCATAAATCTAAAATTTACATTTTTTACAATCCCACTCTTTCCCTAAATTATTAACGTAGTTTACAAATCCTTGTGGCTCTGGAAGTGTAACCCAATGCTTTTTATAGTACACTCTCGTAACTTTACATTGCTCAAGAGGAATGTCTATATTCTCATCATCACACTCATGCTCTACCTTTAGAACGATAGACTTCTCGTTAGTGTGCCAACTATCACTAATTCTCTCTAGTAGCAACCTCTGTCCCGTAGGTATAGGTTTGAATTTACGTTTGACCTCTATTAAAATCAAAACCTTATTATCAAATTCAAGTACACCATCTATATCAGACGGATGGAGTTTACCATTCTGCACCCCCGTAAAGTCTATTACTTGCTTTACCTTATTCCTGTTCTTTATCAGACTTGTACTGGTCATATACTTTTTTTAATTGGTTATGTATATTATTCTTAAAACAAGGGCTACAGCTCGTGGGAACTGCTCCTTCATTAAATACCCTGTTGTATATTTTTATCATTTTATTTTGGTCATCAGGACTAACTTCGTTCTTAACTACAGAATAGTAGCTATCCAAGAAATAATATTCCGATTCCAATAGGCACTCTGTTTCTTTATAAGGAAACATCTTATTTAAATACTCTCTACGCCTGTCGCATCCACAGTCCTTTCCATCTGATAGCCACTCTACTATTTTTTTGATGCCAGTTGCTTTGGTGAACTTCTCTACAGTATCTCCTAAACCCCTACTTGTTTCTTTTGTAGGCTTGGTATTCTTCAAAGGCACTTTCTCTGATTTTTTCTTTACCATTACTTAGTGTGTTAAAAATTGAACTTAAACTAATTTTGGTTTCCTTCGCTATTTTTCTCATGCTTTTCTTATTGTAAAAATGCACATTCCACATCTTCTTATCGTACCAGTACCAATCTGAAACTATATCGTCTATCTTACTCACTAAACTGTCAAATAGATTCTCCACCTCCATCTTATCTTCATCCACATCGTCTATCATATTATTCCCTAAAGGGACATGATTATTCTTTGAATACTTATGGAATCCATCTAAATATAAATTCCTTAGAGCGATATATACATAGTAGGTGTTTATCTCTGTTTCGTTATACATAATCTTATGTAATGAATCAGAATGCCTATGTACTATTTTAATGTACATCTCCTGTACAAGCTCATTGGCAGATTCATCATCACATCCAAATGACTTAGCCATGTAGAACCACTCCTTATGACGAGTGGCTAATATATCTATAAGGTTTTTGGTCTCCAAAAGTGAAATGATATACCTACTATAAAAAACATAAATTGTATGAGGTGTTCTATTTCCTCTACATCTTCATCGGTATCAAGTTCTGTATTCCAGTAATTGATTCCTATCATTACCCCATATATAGGGAAAAATTGTACATACATATTAAACTGATTTAATTGTTGCTTCTATTCGTGAATTACCTGTATCTATTCCCATATACTTAGCTGTTATATTTTTAACGATACTTGTGTCATCTGCTAATATACAACCACACATTACCATAGAGTCTTGGAAGAACTTATCTACCACACTAACTACATTCATTAAATCTCTAACTCTTTTATCAGGAGCATAGTATTCATAATGAATAGACACCTCTCCGCTAAACTGAAAGTCTAATTTATCCTGTATTGAATAGTAGTAGTTACGTTTGACGTTACCACTAACAGAATGATGCCAATTCCTATACTGATTAAGATTCAAATACAGTTTCTTTTTGCGACTAAATGAATGAGTGGGTAAAGTAATTTTAACTTCTTTTGGCATCTATATCTGTAAACGGTGTTGAATTATTAAACATATATCTTTGCGATTTAACATCAAAGTGAATACCATGTACTTCTTGTGGTATCCCTACTAACTTCTGTTTCTTTATCTTTTGACTGCCGAATACTACAGCAGTATTAGAGAAATCCAATGCTCTCTCTGGTCTCCATATAAACATCACATTATCGGCTTTATCGGCAAATGTACCTCCACCTTTAATCTTATTTACATCTGGTTTAAAATACCTACCATCATCACCTTTTGATGGGGTTACTTGGTGAGCCACCAAATGTATTGAAATGTTGTAATCCAAGGCAAACCTTTTAAGCTCACTCATAAACCTAGAGATATATAAATCCTCTCTTTCACCTCTGTTCATCTTATGTTGAACTGTGTTGTATGGGTCTATAATTAAACTTCTAATACCTTTTGTCTTAACTAAATAACTTGCTCGATGAAAAATGTTATCAAGGGTAAAATCTTTCTTAGGGTATATTAAGAAGAAATGCTTTTTAACAAAGTCCATAGCATCCTTATATTCACTTATAGACATCTGATGACTTTTGTAGAATGGGTCTGCACTTTTTCCCATGTACATCTCTATGATATCATTGAAGAAATCATTCATGGGCATATTCTCAGGAGAGAACACTCCAAACTTCCAACCATCATAATACGCTTTAATTGTTGCCAGTTGATTCAAGAACATCGACTTTCCTTCGTTTTGATATCCTGTCCAGATATTTACCTCTCCGTTTCTCCAAGTCCAAGCACTGTCCACAGCAGGTATGTAAGTTGTAGTACCTCTTTCTTGACCATTGTGATAACCATCTAACATACTATCACTAACGTCTTCTACTGAAAAGATGCCTTCTAACTTGGGGCTGTGAGACGTTTTAAGACGTTCTCTTAGACTTTCTACACCCTCTTGGAGTAATACCTCATTAGCGTCTTTAAATGGTCTTAAATCGACTAATTTACATTTATCAGCACCAAACCTCCTTACAAGCTCTTTCTCAAGGTTTCTTCCATTATCATCGTTATCGGTAGCTATATAGATTATTTTGGCACTCTGAAACACATTGTAACAGTTAGTGATACACTCCAACTTCTTATCAATGTTTTTGTCGTTAGGATTAGGAGCACCCATGTTTACACTTGTATGGAATGGTATACCTGCCACTTCCCAAGATAATGAATCCATTTCACCTTCGCATATTACAATGGTATCTTGCTCCTTACAATTATCATAATTGTATATTACTGGTTCGGCATCTTTAGATTGCGTAAAGAATTTGCCATCGATACCTCGTGTTTTATAATTTACTATATCGTTATCTACAAAATAAGGAAAAACAATACTCTTGTTATCTACAGATGATACTATCTTGTTGTTATTAATAACCTCGTTTGTTATTCCTCTGGCATTAAGGAATGCTCTGCCTTGCTTCGTAAGTTTCTTTAATTTGTTCTTTTGGGGTTTCTTATAGCTTTTCTTTGTTTCTATCATTGATGAATTGTTTGTTTTCAATACGCCATGCCATCCACATTTATGGCAATTATATAATCCTTCTGTTAAATTGATACTTAGACAAGTATCCTTGTAGTTCTCTTTACCTAGTTTTATGCAATTAGGACATTGTACTTTTTGTTGTACACCATTGTTCTTTACCCTTATGCCTAAACTACTAAAGCTTTGTTCTAAAATCATTATATTGTAATATATAAATATAACATGGTATATATATTTTTTTTATTTTTATATATATAACTATATACTATAATCTGCCATATTGGCACTTGGAGATAATCTAATCTTACGCTCTTTTCCATAGTGTCCAGTGGATTTAGTATCACGCTCTATAAAGCCCTGTGCTTCGAGTTTATTAAGCAACCTATACAAGTTCCTATCTGATATGTTTAAAGTGTCGGAAATCGCCTTATTTGAAGCGAAACAGTAACCTTTCTTCTTACTCAATCCCTTTATTAAAGAAAGCAATGCGCTTTCGGTAACACTAAGTGATTTATTCATGAAGGAAACGTTGATATTTATAAATCTAGTTTTCATATTGATATAATAAAAATGGGGATAAAACTATCGCCCTACCCCCATCTTAGTTATTGATTAGAATGGTAGCCCATCCCCTGAATTAACAGCCTCCTTCTTCGGAGCATTGTTATTGTTGTTGGCATCTGGCTTGTATTCGTCAATCCAAATTTTATGGGTCTGACCATACTCATTAGTACCATCCTTGTTAGCACCCATAGTCATTCTTAGGTATTGCTCTCCTTTGTACTCGTAGATGTGCTCTCTCACTTTGCTCATGGCAATAGAGAAGTTTACTAATTCGTAGTTACCTACTTTCTTTCCGTTTCCAACGTACTTTTTTGGTGAATTGTTATTCATAATTATAAAATAAAGGTTAAATATTCTTTCTTTTGAAATCCTCAGATTCATCTTCTCCAAAGACTCCTAACTCATAGAATCCTGTCATCTTTAGTACAGCTCTACTCATAGCTCTTTTCTCAGCCATTTCCATGACGTACCAAGTGTTACAGTTTCCATCCCTGTGGGTTTCTCCCTTTAAGGCAGAACCAAAGGTTTCGATATTCTTTTCCCCTTTATTAGCATTGGCTTTAACCACTGAAAAGTTAGGTAAAGAATTAATGACATCGTACTCGATGTTGATACCCTCTATAGCCTGTATCTTATCGATACCTGCTCTAGTGATAATCATATAGTGCTGATGCTTGAATATTTCATCAGAACTAAGCTCATACTTCTTGTAGAGTTTTGCTAGTTTATCTCTATTCATAAACGTATAATTTTAAGTTATCTACAAATCTAACGATTAAATCTCTAACTGCCAAAAAAAAGTGGCTCAGTAAAAACCAAACCACTTTCAGAAGGATAAACCATTAAAAAACTATACGAGTATATGATATAAACTCATTACAAATATATAACATTAATCTTAAACTTTACCTTGTCCTCTATATCTTTTTCTATAATTCTTAGAGGACTTGAGTGCACTGCTTTTAGATTTAGCATGAACACCTTTGCGTTTTACTTTGTTTTTTCTATAGTAAACAGATATTTGTTGTTTTGCCATTATTTATGTTTATTGTTTCCAAATACCTTTTCCACACCTCTTGAACCGAAGTATCCACCAATAACTATAGTAAGTAGACCTGTTATTGAATCTAAAGGATAACCCATGTACCACCCTGCCACATAAGAGATAGTAAGGAATACTAAGGTTAGTGGTCTTACATTTTGAGCTAACCACCCACTTCTGCTATCAGCTACCCACCTTCGAGTAACACCA